ACCCTTAAAGATTCTGTCACTTTGAAATAGTCATAAATAAACACATCTATAAATGAACCACCATCATTATTTGATGGTAGTTTCACCTTGAGAGGATTACTCTTATGATAATTAATTAATTCCTTCATAGTTTTTATTTACCTTGTCTTTCTCAGAAATGGTTATGTTATCAATGTTTTTACATATAGTCAAAACTTTCATAACAACACTCTCAAAATGCCCCCAATACACACATCCTTCTTTATCAGGACGATATTCATTATCCACCAAGTATTGGACCACAGTATTATCCTCCTTTGTGATAAACCCATGTGCAAAATCTTTAGGAACAAATACTTCATCGCCAGGATTCATTTCAAAAAAATAAACCTTTCTATAATCTTCAGAGTTACTTCTCATGTCAACAACAAAATCCAATATTGAACCATTAATTACCTTAACTAATTTTGATTGTGATGAGTCACCTAATTGAAAGTGTAATCCTCTTAAGGTATACTTCTTCGGGTTTATACTAATGTTACTTTGTATCCATTGTTTGTTAAGTTCTTTAATTTCACTTTGTGAATAGTCAATCGCCAATGGAGCAAATATACCTCTCTCATCAACAAAAACTTTATTTTCAATTTTAAATGGTTTTTCCATATGCTTTAAGAAATTCTTTTTCAAAAACGTTTAAATTATCTAATCCAACCTCATTCACCCTGTCTAAGATATCATCAATTGTGTACTTCTCATCTAAATAATTATAGATATTGGCAACCATAACTGGTTCAAAATTCTTTGTATTATCAAAAAATACATTAGAGACATCATTTATTTCATATTCTATTTTTAATTTATTTAATAGAACTTCTATTTCTAAACACAATTTACTATCAGTTAAAAACAAATCCCAAGCCGTATCCTCTTCAATAGATGATGAAGAGCTAGGTATTTCAGTAGCAATCGTAGTTGACCATTTTCTTTGTTCATCACTCATTTCAGTAAAAATGATTTGGTCAAGTAAATCAGGTGATATATTGTATTGAAATTTCAATAGTTTTAATTCTGATAATACTAAAATCTCTCTAATATTTTTTTTAACCATTCTTTTAATTTTAATACTTCCCCCACTAATTTTTTAATATAAAAAACCCTTTATGGAATTATACATAAAGGGTTCCTAATTGTAAAATAATTTATTAATTTCCTATAACTAAATCCTTAAAATTTAATTTATCCATACCTTTATCATCAACATCACCATTCTTATCTACAACTTCATCGTATAAATAACTTTTAACAACTGAAATAATACTTTGTTCAGATTGAGCAATCTTTGATTCCATCCAATCTTCAAGTTGGTCGCCTTCCTCCATTATCTGCCACATTTGATGAGCCAAAGTAGCAATGGTAAATAATTGTTGTTTCGCCATGTAGGAACCTTGTTTATGTTCTTCTTTTAAATTTTTCATTAAAATTTCTAACTGTTCTTCAGAAACTAAAATATTTTTCATAAGTTTTTTATTATAAATATTTCAAAAAGCAAAAGGGGATTACTCCCCTTTCATTTTGAGCCCAATTTGGATTGGTCCACCACCTTATTTTTCTAAATAAGGAAACAATTATCTGGTAACTAATGCCTCAATCTTACTTTTCATGTGTTCAGCCAAACCATATTCTCCACCTGAAAAAGTAACCACAATACATTCTTGTAGAATTTTAGATGGTATGAAAACAAGGAAATCAACCCCGTTGAAGAAAGATAAGTCATTCTTCAACTCAATACAACCATGAACCATTTTCAAAAATATTTTGAACTGTGTGGCGTCCATGAAAGTTTCGTTTAATAAAACTCCGAATTTTTCATGTTCAATTTTGATTGTACGAGTAATAGTAGTCATAGTTGTTTTTTTTACAAATATACGCACAAAATCCTTTAAAATCAAAAAACCCCGACAATTTTTTTATAATTATCAGGGTTAAATTTTTACCAACGAGTAAGAAAGGGGTGCTGGGTTTGTAGAAATAAATACATGACAATTATGAAAAAGTCACATTTTTGTTAAAATATTTTTTAATAATTTGTTAAATTGTTCATCCATAGGTTCAGGTAACTCATCTAATGCGAAATATCCACATTCACTATGTTCGTCACCATCTTGTGCTCCAACCAAATCAGGATAAATTTTTTCATCAACTTTCAACATAAAAACATACATTAATCCTTTAACTTTAGAGCCGTCTCGGTTAGTTCTATTAATAAAACCAACTAATTCAATATCTTTATCATCAATAGAAATATTAGTTTCTTCAAAAAATTCTCGTTTAGCACCTAACATTGCGTTTTCTATCTTACCAACTTTACCTGCGGGTAAAGACCAAAATCCAGGTAGTTCTGAAGTGCTTGCTCTCTTACAAAGTAATACTTTGTCTTCACATTTTACCACAACACCTGCATACCTTTTAATTAATTCTGTTTCCATGAATATTTATGTTTATGACAATAAGTATAAAAGACATTGAATTTAAAGTCAAACCTGTTTTTACTAAAAAAGACATTCAACATGGGATGATGAATAAAAAATTTGACAATTCATTTGATGGAATGTTATTTTTTATGAATGACGGTCCTCATTGTTTTTGGATGAAAAGTTGTGTAACTGATTTGGATATCATTTTCATTGAAAATAATACTATAACCAAAATTCATCACACGTGTAAACCTTGTAAAAAATCCCCTTGTGAAAATTATTGCGGAAACGGTGATTTGATTCTTGAATTAGAAGGAGGTTCTTGTTACAGATTAGGAATTCAAGAAGGTAATAAAGTAGTATTTTAAGAACCTTTAATCTTTTCTTTAAGTTTCTTCACTAACTCGTTCTGAATCATTTTTGTGAATTTAACATAAGGTGAATCATCTTTCTCAGAATTGTACTTATATGAACCACCTGGTGGTCTTTTAGACCTACCCAAATACATTAAACCTGAAATGTTTGTAATACATTTGTGTCCACCACTATTAGCTTGAATCAAATCCCAAGCATTCACTGTAATACCATCTAACATCTCCTTATGTTCTTCAGGAAGTTCAGTGAATGGTATTTCCATCATTTCACCAATATGTGTTAAAATTTCTTTACCATCATCCATAGATTTAAACTTGTTACCATATAAAGCAACAAAATCTTTGAATGTAAAACCAACAGATTCTTGAGTCATACCTTTTGATTCTGAAATCCATTTGATTGTTGATAAAGGTATTTGTTTTTCTTTTAGTTGTGTTTCCCATTTTGATAATACCTCTTGAGCAATGTCACCCAAGTTCACACCTTTCAACTCTCTTTCTTTTTTAAATGGATTACAAGAAGCTTGGACTAATCCCATAGGCCAAGCAATTACTAAAAAGTCAGCATCAGGATTATTTTTGAAAGGGGTATATCTGTCATATGAACCAGGTTTCATCATACTACCTCCACCATACTGAACAATAATATTATCATCAACATTTACTTTATCACTACCTTTCATACTTGAGATATACAAATTTTTGTTTTTCTCCAATTCAGGCACTGTCGCATATTTTTTTTCAATCATAATCTTCTTAATGTTCTGAAGTATATTCATTAAAGAAGGAGTTGAATTCATTACCAACGATTCTAAAAATCCTGGTTTGTTTTTAAAGGCTAAAAGAAGTTTATTAGCAACCAAACCAAGAGCCATTTTATTTTGTTGTAACGTTTTGTCTTTATCTAATGAAAATAGATAAGAGATAACATCATCAACAGAGATATCTTGAGACGCAAAGTTCGCAGAATCTACTGTTGAGATTAATAGAATATCTGAAGATGGAAATAACTCTTTAGGTGAAACAATTTGTGAGATAGTTTCAACATTAGACCTTGATTGTCTAAATGAAGTTGATTTAGTATCTTCAGCGCCAGCTTGTCTATCGTGATGGTCAGTGTGTATTACAAACATTGGTTTACCGTGAGCAAAGTCAACTAATACAGGCATAACATCACCACTAGCATCATTCTTTTTAACGGTAAATTCTTTATCACCATACTGAATAACATGAGCACCAACAACTTTAATACCGTGTTGTTCCAAGTATTCTTTCATCGCAATTGCTGTAGTTACACCATCTAAATCTTGGTGAAAATAGATTTCCGCCTTTGGGTAACGTGCAGCTAATTTATTAATATCTCTAATTCCAGATTCTGTAAGTATTTTTTTCATTAATCAACAATTCTTTCATATTCAATTTTATTGTTTTCAATTGAAACCGACCAAGATTTAGAAAACTTACCATTACAAAATTGTTGTACTGAAATTGCTTTATTTGGTTTTTTACTTTTAATTATAGATTCTAATTTTTGTTTTGTAATTTGTTGTTCACTTGTTAATGTATCATCTAACCTTTTCGCATCGTAAACAGTATACATTTCGTTCTCACATTTTTCATCACCCTCAATCAAATAAAGTTTTTTGATATGATTCTTTTCTTCTTCCGATATAATAAACTTTTTCATGTTTTTTTATTTATAAATATCAATTAAAACAAAAATGGAGGTCAATGACCCCCATTTTCAAATTCTAATTTTTGTTGTCGTTTATCATCAACAAATGCTTGGATTCGTTTACTTGCAATTTCAGAGTAATTCTCAGAAAGCTCAATACCTATCCATCGTCTATCAAGTATTTCTGCTGCCACACAACTAGTACCCGAACCGGCAAATGGGTCCAAAATAATATCATTCTTATATGACAATATCTTAATCGCCTTTTTTGGAATATCCATTGAGAATGTTGCTTTGGTCATTGGTCTTGAATCATTCAAATATTTCCACTGTCCAAACACCAATTCCATAAAATCTCGTTTGTCTTCTTCCTGATAAACCATTTTGTTCTTACCTTCTTCAGTTACAGTAGGTTCACCTTTCCATTGTGGTTCACCCTTAACTTTCTTAATGTGGTGTTTCTTATAAGCCAAGACAATACATTCCTTTGGATTATAGATATATGGAGAGCTAGGACTCATCCAACTACCCCAAGCGGTTGTTTTACTTCTATGGGGACTATCCTCTTCCAAGTCAACAACACCAAAGAACTTAAATCCAATCTCTTTCATAACCTGATAAACTTCAGATACAAAGAAGATTCTTCCACCCTTAGCCTGTCTGTTAATCTCATATGGAATATTCAAAGCAATTCTACCATCATCTTTTAGAACCTTATATGCCTCAGTCATCCACTTACGAGTAAACTCCAAATACTCACTAATTTCCATATCATCATCATGGACATCATAAGCAATGTTTACTCCATAGGGCGGTGATGTTACAATCAAATCCACAGACCCTTCAGGTATTCCTTTCATCACCTCAGTACAATCACCTGTGGTTATTTTGTTTAAATAATTTTCTATCATATTTTATAAATCTATATCATCAGGAGCTTCATCAATAATGTGTTTTCTCCAAAAACTCGCAAATTTACCGTTTGGATTTTTACTGACAATTTTATTACCGATTAAAAATATAATCATAAAAAATATTGAAACAAAGAAACATGCTAAAATATATCTGGTAATCATTGTTGTAACTTTTCTATTTTTTTTTCAATATACCAAATGGCTTTTTTTAAATCTTGTAAAGTATTGTCTTTTTTACCAGCTCTTGATAAGTATTTTACCGCATTACCTAAATAAAAATCGTTATCAAATCCCCAAGCATCTATCACCTTGATGGCCTCATATTCATTATTTTCACCAAACTGGTAATGTTTAGGGTGATTCACCATTTCTCTTTTTTCCATCATTTTAGCATATCAGGTTTATATGTTTTTAAAAAATTATAACAAAATTCAATCATATCGTCAACTCTTTGCCCAGGTGGTTGTGATTTAACCCATAATTCTAGGTTTTCTTTAGAATTATCATCTCTAATACCATTTTTATGGTGAACTTCCTCATTTGGTTCTAAATATCTACCAATAATATCTTCCATGACTAATCTATGTTCTAAAACATAATTTATAATATTATTAGGATGTTTTGGTGCGTATTTTTTCACATACCCAAATTTTGTAGTGATTCTACCACCTTTCCAATTAT